TTCATTTCATTTGTATAAAAAATTAATATGGCAGGCAGGTTAGATTGTTTTGCTAATTTTTTTATTGCAGTACAATTTTTATACGTTTGACCTTTATCGTAAGCGTGTTCAATTAATAACAAAGGCTGATAGCAACTACCTTTATTGCAAACCTCCATTAAATCAACGTCAACTGCTCCCAAGCCATCAATCGTTCGATGCCACTCGTTAAATGGTGATCCTTGTTGGTAGTAGGTATATCGTGGTGACACTAATCTTTTTCTTTAGAAAAGATGTGCAACTTTTTTTTTAAATCTATATTTTCTTGTCGTAATTTAAAATTAGTTTCGTAAGATTTCTCCAATCTTTCTATAGCAAAGTCTCTCTCCGTTTTTAATTTTTCTAATTCTTTTTCAAGATCCGTTTTCAGTACCATTATCTATTTTTTTTTCTTTTCTTTCTAACTTTTTTCTTTTTTGTAAATATTGGATCATGTTTTGATTCTTCACCATAACCATATATTTTATTTCTAAAATAATTATCACCAACTACAATTCCAGATCCTTGCATTGATTTTTTACTTGCCATTTTTTTCTCCTAACATTTTAATTAACATTAAAATTATGTTGCGTAGTTCACTTGATGTTAATAAATCTAGAGCTGCAAATTCATAAATTTTTTCTAAATCTTTAGAGTCAAATGTTTTGCCTTCCATTATTTTAATTTTTAATTCGTCAGGGATCATTGATGTAGTTTACCCTCATCAGTTGGTTTCATACTACGATGTGCATATTTAATTCTTTCAATGTATCCTCGTTTTACTAAACTGTTACAAATTTGAGCCACGCTTGTTTGTGAATTAATTTTTAAACCTTTTTGTATTTCATCATACGAAGGAGCATAACTTTTATCACTCCAAAAATTATTAATAAATTTTAAAACTTGTGATTGTTTAGGAGTCATTCGTATCCTCCTTATTTTCTACTCTTTCAATATTTAACGGAAATGTTTCCCATCCATATTTTTCTCGCAGAATTTTTTCAATTAAATCCGTATTCATAGATCGCCATTTTCTTTTTTTTGGAGTGCGTTTGTCATGCTAATATACGCAATAGCATCGACATAATTATCTCTTTTGTAATTTTTCTTTTGTGATGCACGAACAATTTTTACTGTTGCCATGCACAAACTAACTTGATGTGCAGAAATGGGAGTGCCTAAAACAACACTCCACACCTTTGCAATATCTTGGTGATTACGAAGAAAATCTCCGTAGTCTAATTTTCTGTCACCGCTAATAAGATCACTAGCTTCAACCATTAAATCAGTAGTTTCTTCGTAATGTCCAGACATTAAAGAGCTTCCTCTCTTTTGTCTAAGATTTGCAAGCCAATATATTTATTGCCATTTTGACTTTCATTTTTATATCCTTGAAACTTTACAACTTCCCCTGCTTTAATATCTCGTGGAGAACAAAATGATCCATAGTAATCGTGCTTTTCATCTTCTTTTTTATTAGGCATAATATTTCCTTTACCTGCCTTCAATGTATAGTTGCTGTCGCTCATAGCCAATCATCATCCTTTTCTACTGGTTTGTTTGTGTTGAGTTGCTCTTCTTTTTTTTGATAAAGACTTTGCAATTCGTTACTTGTAACAATCATATCTTTATTTTTAGTAAAGACTGCCTGTAATTGTCCTAAGTGTTTTGCTTGTTTAATTGATAACTCCACAGAAGAACTATCTTGTATTTTATTCGGAGAAAACGATTCTTTTAAAGAGTCATTCTTCTGTGAAGTATCATCACGCACATTATTTAAGCCATCAACAGCTTTTCCGTTATGACTTGCGATTTGCATTTCTTCTGCGGATGCAAACTCTCCGCCTTCTAATCCTAATCTTGCAAGTGCTATTCCTAAACTACTTGTCATAGCATTTTCCGTAGCACTTGTTTTATTAACTAGGCTAGAATTCCTAAACTCCTCTGCAATACCAATGGATACCATATTTTTTTTAATCCATATTTCCGTAGTGGCAGTAACAGAAGGTGGAAAATATTTTTCTTCGGTAACAATTATTTCTTTTCCGTCTTTTATTTTTTTTACTTGTTGTTTGTAAACAATTTGATCTTTGTATTCGACTTTAGAAATATAACTTGCATCAGTACCAAACCATTTACGAAATATTCTATTACGATCTTTAACAGGTGCATACATTTTGCCACCCATTACTTTGACTTTCGAACTGTTATCTAATCCAGATAATTCATGTGTTGCTTCACGCAATCGTTTATTATCTTCTGTTTCAACTGCCATAAAATAATTCCTTTGCTCTTTTCAAATGTTCATCACCAATATCCCAAGCAAAATGTGACCAATCTACGTCAACGTATAAGTGAGGATCTTTTTGTGATGCTATGCGTGATTTTATTAATAAGCTTCTCACCATTTCATCAAATGCATTTTTATAATTGTAATCTCTAATATCAATTATCTCTGCATCTTTTTCTGTTGCATACACAATGTAAGTCGGCAGTTTGGTACACAAATGATAAAAGGAAGCTTGCTTTAAATGGTTACTATCTGGTGAAGTAGGTGGTTTCATTGCACTATAACCTCTAGTGCCATCTTTTTTTAATGCACCTCTTCGTCTCCACTTAGTTTTTAATTCAATGACAATGTCATCGTTTTGTAAATCTGTTCTACCAATGATAGGTACTGCAACGCCTTGTGGTTGCAAATTAACGTAATGCTCAAAAACATTTTTTCCATTTTGCTTAATGCCTAATTTTTCATAAGCTCTGATTGTATTCTCAAGTGTCGGCATATAAGACTCTTTGTCTTGCTTTAATTGATCTGCATCTTTTTCATCGTATGGAGAATATAATTTTAATGATTTTGTTATCTCTCCTTTGGTAAAGTAATGATCAACTGCATCACCAACAGAGACACCAGAATTCATTTTAGAATTACCTTTAAATTGCCTTCTTTGTTTTTGATTTGAATACCAATATTTAAAAACCCATTGATCGATTGGCATTGTTCCTTGAGAGGGGGAAAAGTGATCTAATCCTTTTTCTAAAAAATATGGTGGTATTTCTCTGGACAGGTCTTTAGTGGACATATCTTGTAGATAATATGACTAAAGATATTATAAAAGCGTTAAATCTACTGTAAGTGTAGAATTAGCATATAAGTTATGAATAAATTGTTAATAAACTAAATACCAATTTTGATTGGTAAATCACTTAATGTGTAAGAACAAATAAACCTAGCATACTTTTTAAGCTTTAATTTATCCCATTTTCTATGTTCATAGAAGTTAATACAACTAAAAGTATCTTTATCAACTCTCTCTATGTAACCTGCAATATATTCCTTTGTTATAGGATTTTGATATAATGCTGATGTTCTTTCTTTCATTAAAATAGGTGATAACCACTCGGTAAAAAATGTTATCGTATTAAAATGAAAACCATCTTTATCATTTTGATCTATTGTAATTATTGTATCTTTTTTTTCCCACCACCAAGAAGCGGCAAAAACCCCCTCTAATACAGGTCTCTCTTCATTGTTTCCGTACATATGCACTTTATTATGCTGTAAATAACCATTGATCTGCCTTCTAATTTTTGGTGCAACTAAATCAAAGATAGGAACTTCTAAATACTCCGCATATTTAGTTAAAATATCATATCCTAGAGACTTTTGTTTAATATGTCTGCTTACAGATCTGTGATCGATATTTAAAAAGCTAGCGGCTTCTTTTTGTGATTTTCCTAATACTTTTTGCCTTTTAAATAACTCTCCAAGATTATGCATATTTCCAATTCTATTTAATCTGCTCATAATAAAAAATTGTTTTATACACAATAGACATATCATGTTCATATAAGCAACATTAAACTTACATGGTTTTAAAAATACTCACATATGGTAGAAAATACCTGTGGATTATACAGGGTTAATCAAAAAACACAGTAATAATTGTTATTTTGTGCTTTGGAAAGATCCAAAAGAAGGTGATGGTCTGTGGAAGTCTAAGTTTGATGGCAAGGCATCAATAAACATTAATGTTGGTTGGATGGAGCGTAATCCTAACGATCCGACAGAATGGGTGCTGTATTGTAGCAAAGACACCGATCAAGATGTTCACGAATTTGGGAGTGAAATTTATATCCCAGAAGGATGCATTGTTCACCGAAACCTTATTGTACCAAGTGAGAGAGGAGAACACTTTGAAACCAACACAATTATCAAAACCGAAAAAGATAACCGCACAGGAATTAGCGAAGAAAATTATTCAAAACAGGGGAGACCACTACGTCAAAATTTGCCAAGAGACTAAACATTTTTGGGGTGGTTATTTAAATGATTGTTATGAGTCTGCGGAGATAGAATGCTTGAAAAGTGGAAACTTCTTAAAAAAATCACATTAAATAATCTTTTTAGTAAAGCTGATATAAGAGTCGCTTTAATACTATTAGACCACTACAACGATAAAATACAAAAGATTTATCCGTCAAACAGACGTTTAGTTACGCTTACTGGCTTATCATTACGCCAAGTACAACTCTCCACCGCTAAATTAGATAGTCACAACTTAATCACAAAGTTTTCCAAGAATGGGAAAAATCATTATAAAATAACTCCAGAAGGTTATCAAAACTATGAACAACCTTACACCTCAACTACGAACAAACCTTCACCTCCTACTAAACCTATCTCTTTAACTATTAATATAAAGGATACTATTTCTAAGATAGCAAAAAGAAGTAATCCTAATTACCGAGCAGTTATTAGTAATGGATTGACGTACCATGAAAACATGGAAAATAAATTAGTGAAACAAATGCGGTCACGACTATCTATTGATCGCTATAATTCTTGGTTGCTTGTTTATGACAATAAAGAAACAAAACAAAAAGCTATCTCCTATGCAAAGGAACTATGCGGATAATTACACCAGAAGATTTAGATACATTGTTTTATGATGCATTTTTAACGGATCAAAGACTTCCTGCACCATATCGTAAACAAAAACTGACCATGCAATTAGATATGAATAGAATTGACTGGTTAAATTATGTTGATGATAATCCTAATTCTTTACCGCCAACTCCTCGTAGCATTTCACGATGGGAATTAGCGTTAGAGTTAGTACAGCTAATTAAAAGAGAAGAGGATAGGCAATTGATCTGGCTTCGTGGTAAACGTCTCTCATGGTCTAAAATGGGAAGATTAATTGGTATTGATAGACGTAAGGTTAAATTAAAACATAGTGAATTAATGATGACAATATTAATATTAATTAAGTTGATGAAAGATTTACATCGCAAAGATAAGATCTACAGATTGATTGCTCCAAAGTATGAATAACATTTTATTTTTTTTTGTTTGACAACTTTGACAATTTTATTGTAATTCTTCCATAGACTCGAAGAAGTTTATCTTTCCAACATATAGTATCTCCTAGAAGCTTCTCAACAGCAACATATAGTATGAATGAAATTACCAAAGTTAAAGGCAGACCGCCTAAGTTTAATGCATCTCGTAATGCGGTTAAAAGAATATTAGAAGCTCTTGCTAAAGGTCAAAGCATTAGAAGAGCGATTAAAGAAGAGGACATTAGTTGGAATACATTTCGTAAGTGGATGTTTGAAAAGCCAGAACTACGAGAACAATATGAACAAGCTAAGTCTGATGGTATCTTATATACGTTAGACCAAGTAGAAGAAGAGATACGAGAGTTAGTTATTAAAGCTAATGATAAGACTGCTAATTTAAATTCCATCAAAGCGATGGACATACTCGTTAAGCATAAGCAGTTTCTTGCAAGCAAGCTTAGTCCAAAAACTTTTGGCACAGACAAACAACAAATCTCTATGTCAAATGCTAAAGGTGAGAAGTTTTCAATTGAATGGAGTAAGTAATGTTTGATGATGATGAAATGATTGCAACAGTCATTAGTCCTTATGTTACGTTTTACATGGTGGTTAATCAAGTAACGAAGAAGCCAGAGCTACTGGCACACTTCTCTTCGTTTAAGAATGAGAGAGAGATTAAAGAGTTTGTTAAACAGTTTGAAGGTGAAGGAGTTATCGCAGGATCTCCAACAGTCCATTAAAAGTATTGAAGAAGAACTTATTGATGTTGTGAAGATAATGTCGAATGGGTTTCGTATTGGTATTGATAAGGACACTTACGTTATTAAGAAAAGAATAAATGGGAAGAGGGAGAAGTAATGAAACCTCTGTAGTATTTGTTGGGTTATAAGGATAATTGTTTGTGATGATCGCAAAAAGATCTTTTTTGATACAGATCTTCACGAATTTTTTATATTTTTTATAATAATTTATACAAATCGGTTACTGAAACCGATTATTATCGCAGAATACAGCCATTAATTGCTATGTCGTGTAAATGTAGTGTAAAACTATGACAAGGGGTGGTCAATAATTTTACCAACCCCACGAGGTCTTGGCAATAGCTATGGGAACTCACTTCTACTCGGCACAATTTTACTTACGAATTTTATGACAACAAAAAAACCAACGAAAAATAAACCGAAGATAATTTCCTTTACGGACTTAGTAAAAGAGTTAGACAAAAAATCTAACTTTGGAGATAGTTCTGGCAAAGGTGTTGTTAAAGGCAAAGATGTTTCACGCATGAAAGACTTTTTAAATGAAAAATCGTGATCCC